CTATGGTGTCGTGATCGGCGACGTGCCGGTACCGGCGACGGTGCAGTTGTGATTGAGGTAGATGCGAGGGGTGTTACAGGTCGCCTGCACGTTGATCGTGCTGGTGATCCCCACCGTGCCCCGCTTTCGGTTCCCCGTAATCAGCAGGTCGTTGCTGTTGTCGATGTCCACCGCGTAGAGCGACGACGTGACCGTCTCGAACTCGTTGCCCTCGATCTGGAGACCGGGTGCCCACGTTGCCCGGATCGGGTAGCACTGGTTGTGGCCCGAGAAGCCCCGGAACCGGTTGCGGAGAATCCTTCCCCCAACGAACGGGGCGGCGGTCGTGGCCCCAGTGAAACGGACGCCATTGCCGAGTCCGGCCTGGTTCACGATGTCGTTGTCCGCGATCGTGACGTAGCCGAAGGAGGACGTAGCCGTCCCAACCACATGGATCGAGTTGTTGGCGGTACCCGCGGCGGTCCCACAGCGCTCGAGGTAGTTGCGGGCGACCACAAAATCCCGCCCGGTGTAGCCCATATAGGTATCGAGCGCGATACCCCAGACCACCACGTCCGAAATCTTCATCTCGGTGATTGAGGACCCGACGCCGTTGTAGCCGTCCGTGGTCAGGGTCGTTCCGTAGCCCGACGCCAGGACCCCTAGTGGATAGTTGAGGATGCTGCCGTGGTGTACGTGGTTGCGGCTGCCCCGCATCTTGACGCCGGCGGCGACCGACCCGGTTGGCGTGACCGTGAACTTCGCCACCACCTTGTCGATGTCCCAGTCGTGTCCGTTGACGTAGAGACCGTTATCCCAGCAGTTGATGGCGTCGACGCCCCAGACCCGGCCCTGGTTCGAACTTCCTCCAGCGGCCAGGAAGGCAATGCCACAGTTGCGGCCCGCGATCCTGCTGGATTGGGTGTAGTCGCTGCGGATGATGTGAATGGTGGTGTGGTGCTGGTCCCAGGTTTCATGGCCAGTGATGAGTCCATCGAACTGGATGTCGTCGGCCCGGAAGTGATGGCAGGTATCGGCGTTGATGCCCTGGGAGAAGCCGCTCATGCGGATTCCCTGGACAGATGACCGCGGACTCGTCAGGAACTTCAGGGCATAGTGATCCGCACTGCTGGTGTTGACGAATGAGGTTTCGCCGCCGGCCAGGATGAAGCCTTCGACTCGGGAGTCGGGTGCATTCATCAGCCAGAGCAGCGGGCCGATGGGTATGCTGGGCGTGGAGATGGTGGACAGACCGTGCCCGACCAGGCTGATGGTTTTGTTCTCAATCTTTACCTGCGAATCGATCCGCAGGTTCGCCCGGTCGTCGAAGGCCACTACTGACCCGGTCGGTTGGGCGGCGAGGAAGTCCACGAAGTCGTCGCGCTCATTGGACATGCCATCGAGCGACAGGCCGTCGCTGCGGGGATTCACCCACGGCACGCCGATCGCACGGTACGTCCGCTTGATGGGATTCCCCGCGCCGTCGCCAGAGATCACTTCATCGGCGGCGAGGGTTGTGCCAGGGTCGACGCGTGCGACGCCGAGTTGGGCGGTCGTCAGTCCGCCGTCCAGCGACTCCACGCCGGACTGGAGCTCGTTGACGTCGTTCGCCCGGATCGTCTGGTTGCGCGCCTTGCGCGCGTAGCTAAGTGGCATGCGTCACCTCACGTAATCGAGCTGTAAATCGGGAGCCAGCCGGCGCTCGTCCCGTCTTCGTTGAACACCTGCACCTTGCCAACCACTGTGCCCACAGACGAGGCCGATACGATTGGTCCAATCTCCGGCCCCTGGGTGACGGTCGTAGAGCGTTGCACTGGGCCGAGAATGACCGGTTTGCCGTTCACCGGCAGACAGAGCACTTCGTCATTGGCAGTCAGCTTCCAGCCCGGGATCCTGGCCCGCAGTTCGGTTTCGCCGGTCTCCGCTTCCAGTCGCCGGATTCGCACCATGCCGCCCGATGTGCCGGTCACGATTGCCCGGAATGGGTCGCGGTCTCGCAGCCGGCGGGCGAGCATCTGTTCGATTCGGGCGAGGGCGTTGTCGAGGTGGCTCATGGCTAGATCACCGTCCCTTCAATCCGGTCCGTGACGCGGTTGAGTTCGACCACCGGGCCGGATGTCGCTGGCGTGAAGCCAATCTGGGCTGTCCTCACCCACCAGCGACCATCCAGGACCGTGAGCTTCCCTGTACCGGCCAACTCGACCGTCTGGTGGGGAATCAGGAACCGAGGGTCAGGCAGGAGCGTGGTTCGTGCGGTCTGGTAGAACGTGCGTCCCTCGGACAACAGTCGATCTGCCAGCGCATCGACCGCATCCTGGTCGACCAGTTCAGCTCGCCGCTCCACCCGTGTCCTCACCCCAAGATTGACCGTGCTGGTTGGACTGTCGGTGGCGTCGTTGCGGCGAATGGCCGTCAGCGGCGCGGCGTCGAAGTTGTCTTTGACGACGATCACCACATTGGCGACGGTCGTATCTGTGGGCTGCGTGGTGACCGGCGCCATGAGATCGGCCGGCGTGACCGTCCGGAACGGTTCGACGTACTCCACGGAGCGAGTTGGACCGCTCACCAGCGTGCCGTCCAGGTCCATGGCGAGGTTGTAGTAGCCGATGGCGGTCAGCAGTTCGTTGCAGGCTTCCAGCGCCGTCGTGCCAACCCGGAATGACTTGTCCGTTGCCAGCGTCAATGTCGTCGCCGGGATGCTGAGCCGGGTCACTCCGGTCAGGGCGGCGATGGTCAGGACGGCAGTCACGTAGTTCGTTCCAGCGGTGAGGTTGTACGTATCGGTGAAGCCGTACCCGGCCAACACGGCGGTCAGATCGTTGCCGGTATAGACGCCTTCGGCCCGTTCCACCGTCCGCGTGCCCGGTGGCACCTTCGTCGTATAGAGACCCAACTGGTCACGATCCGAACCGGACCCGTCGCCATACTCCCGATTGATGAACACCGCCAGGTAATCGACGTAGGGCGAAACCCGGGCAGCGTCCTTGACGGTGAACGTCGCCTCAGTCTTGATCGCCCGGTCGTGGTTGAGCGACGCGGAGCCGCCCACAAGCTGGTCACTGATGTCCTCGATGAGCTGGTTGTCGATCGTGGCTCGCCAGAGCTCGAAGTCGACGATGATGTCACCGCCAGCGCCAACGATCTCGCCGTAAACATCGACCTCATAGATGCCGGCATCGTACCTGGCCATCAGTCCACCCCCTCAACGAAGCGTTCGGCGCGGAGCTTCGCCTTTGCCGTGAACCAGTCGGGGAGCTGGTCGGTAATGGTCAGGTCAGGCATGGTGACGAACAGCTTGCGACGATGGTTGTCCCGGTAGCAGAAGGTGTGGCCGGACTCGTCGACTCGCTCCAGTTCGGCCAGCCGAACCATCGCCGTCGCTCCGACGTCGTTGACGATCTTGACGTCGAATCCTGGTTCCTTAACGTACGTGCGTGCCCGGACCGTCGTTGGGTCCGACCCGTCGAGTGGGTAGTAGGGGTGCTCGTCGATCTTGCGGGGGAAGTCCCGTTCGGCCGTGTGGCGAATCGTCGTCCTGGTGCCCTCCGGGTCCGTCACGCTGCAGAGGACGATTCCGCCCAGCGTCACCTCCACCGAGGAGGTCGCCGGGTCGCTGTCCAGGATGTCGAGCCCGGTGAGGATCGACTGGGTGACGCTGTAGGTGATCTCCACCCCGGGCGGCGGGAAGTAGTCGATGAAGGCCACGTCGGTCGGTGACGTCGTGCGAAGCAGCACGATCTCTTCGTTCCCGGCACGACGCTTGAAGACGTATTCCTGCCAGACGTCGGTGCCGTAGCTGGTCTGGTCGATCGTCAACCTAACCGCGCTGGGCCAGATGTCCGTCCCGATCTTCACGAGTTCCGCCTGGAAGTTGGCGACCATGTCGGCCGGCGTGTAGGCGACATCGATGTTGATGACCGGCGACTGCCCCTCGAGCGGGTTGCCATCTTCCACCCAGACCACGAGCTCGTAGCTGGTGTTGTTGCGGTATCGGCCCGATGGGATCGTGTGGTTGCCGACCGCGCTGTTGACCACGCCGGAGTCGTAGACCAGTTCTGACGTCACATCGTCGTAGAGATAGACCCGGTATTTCTGCTGGCCTGTGACCGTCCACTCCACCAGCAGGTCGGCCGTGGTGATCGTGGCGCCATCCGTTGGGCTGGTGACCGTGACCTGCGGGCCCTCGGCAAAGATGAACGTGGCCTCACCCGACTTGGCGGCATTGGCTTCGAGGGTCTGCTCGCCCGAGTAGAGGGTGCCATCGTAGCTGTAGGCGTCCCACCGGTACGTGGCGTACGTGGCGAGCTCGGCGACGTCCGTCTGGTACTCCCACTTGCCGGAGGTTCCGTTGTAGGTCATGTCGACCGTATCGATCAGTGACCCACCACTGTCCTTGATCCGGGCCTTGACCACGAGGCCGGTCGCGTCCGTGTCATCGGCATCAGTTGCCGTGGCAGTCAGAAGTGGATAGGTCGTGATCGGCAGGCTGTTGGCCGGTGACAGGTTGCTCGGCACCGACGGCGCGGCGTTGGTCGAGAATGACCGCTTTGCCGACCAGTCGGAGTACAGCCCGGATTCATCCTTGCCCCGAATCTGGTACTGGTAGCCGTTGCCCCATGGCAACGTCGTGAGGCCCACGTCGCCCCATGGCAGCGTAAAGTCGGTGCCTGGTGGGACCGCGCTCGCCACGTCGGTGATGTCGTACTCGGTGCCCGTCTGCAGGAGCGTGGAGCCAGCCGCGTTCCAGATCCTCACCTGAACGTGGGTCATGTCCTCGCTGGCCTGGTGGGTCCACTTGCCGTCGAAGTCCGGCGTGTTGTCCTCGATCTTGCCAGTCGGGTCGCCGTCAACGGTGACGAACCCGAGGTTGGCCGGAAGGAACGATGTCCATGCCGTCCATGCTGACCAGGTGCCAAAGTGGTCGGACATCTGCGTCCGCCATTCGTATTCCGTGCCCCGGATCAGCGTCGTGCCACCGTAGGCCCGGCTGAACGCATCGGCGGTGCGCTCGCCACTGTTCGCCGTCAGCGTCGTGTTCCAGAACGTGACGCCATCCGACTTGCGGCGCACCTGCACCCGGAACTGGTTGAGGTAGTCGCCGCGATTCTCGTTGGTATCGTTGAACGCCGCGGTAAACGTTGGCGTGGTCTCGTTGATCGTTCCGGCCGGTGAAAGGCTGGTCGGCGTGTCGGGCGCCACGTTCTCGTCACAGACGGCCCAGATCGCCATGTGCCCTTCGGTGCTGGACACATAAGCCCCGAACGGATCGGGCGGTGGCTGGCTGAGCCCTGTGCGGTTGTAGAAGCGCTCGTTATCACCGGTGATCCGGGCAGCCGCCTGCATGGAGTGGCCCAGCGAGCCCGTGGTGCCCAGCACGGCGAGGTGGTACCTCACGCCACTACTGAGCGGGATAGCGCTCAGGGTGGCCCCGCTGGGTGCTGTCACGTCGATCACCGACACGTTGCCGACGTTGGAGGCCCCGCCCGCGATGTCGTTCATCACCGCCGTCACGGTCATGCTGGCGCTGTAGCCCAGCCGGTCGGTGGGATTCATCGAGCCATCGGTGGCGTAGATCGCCACCCGGGTGGTCACGTTATCCGGGTCTTCGGTCGTGTACTTCCCGGCCCAGATCCCAAGCTGGTAGCACCAGAGGTGCTGACTGGCAGCGTTGAAGGTATTACCACGCATCTGGCCGGGGGCAATGAAGCCGAAGTCAATGCGGGGAAGGGATGAGTGGCGTCCGTAGTTCACGATGGCCATCAGACCGAGCCTCCCCGCATTGCGACTTCAGGCCCGAACTGGCGGGCGAACTCGCCGCCTGCTTCCGCATTGGCCAGGAACTCGACCCACTTGCCTGGTTCGAGGGTGACGATCTGGATGACCCGTGATTGTGATCCTGCCCCGCTGATTGCGCTGGTATCGACGCTGCCGCCGATCGCGCCGGTGTAGCCGGAAAGTTGCCTGGTCACGTCACCCCAACCCGCGTCGAGTCCGCGACCAAGGCCCTGCATGATCAGCACGCCATTGCCAAAGAGCAGCTTGGCGTCCTTCTCAGGTGGTCCCTTGAAATCGGGGATCATGCCAGTAATCGTGCTGAGAACACCCTGGAGATCGTCAATCTTGGAATTGATGCCATCGATCAATCCCTGGATAAGGCTCGCGCCAGCCGACTTGAGAATCCCCCCGAGCGACCCAACCGCACTGGAGGCGCGGCCAGGAATGCCAGCAAGCCACTCCCGCGCCTCACTCCATTTGCTGATCATCCCGGCATGCATGCCGTTGATCAGGTCCTTGCCCTTGGAGAGCAGGGTGGTGATCAGGCTGCCGATCGAGGCGAATGCCTGAGCACCGCGCTCGTGGAGGTAGGGCTGGACACTCCCGGTCCAGTAATTCTTGGCACCGGTCAGCATGCCGGTGATCAACTCGGGGCCGCGCGACACGATGGTTGTCAGCAGGGAACCGATCGAGGCGAACGCCTGGGCACCGCGTTCGTGCAGGTACGGCTGCACCGAACCGGTCCAGTAGTTCTTCGCCCCCGTGAGCAGCCCTGTGATGAGTTCGACGCCCTTGACGGTGAGTGTGTCGATCAACGACCCGACCGCGGTCAGCACCTTGGTTCCCAGGAGCGCCATCCACATCGCCACCAGGTACCAATTGATGTCGAGGCCGGTGACGAACCCCTGCAGAAACTCAAGCGCTTTCGGGGCCAACGTCATGCCGACGTATCCGATCGCCACGGGCAGCGCGAGCATCATGGTGAGCAGCGCCATGCCAATACCGGCCCACAAGCCCGGATCGACGACCTTGTTGAGGAATCCCTGGAGTAGCTCGGCGGCCTTTGGGGCGAGCGTCATGGTCAGGTCGCCAATTTTCGAGCCGACCAACTCGCCCATACCGCCCCAGTTGACGCTATTGATCGCGTTGTCGTACCAGTTCTTGAGTGATGTCGCGAGATCGCCGATCTTGGACACGATCGTGGCGGCGACATCACCCACGGTCGCGGCCGCCGCGCCAATCAGCTCGCCCCACGGGACTGCGCTGGCGGCGTTCCACACCCAGAGGAATAGCGCGACGGTCAGGTCACCCAGCTTGCTCACAATGGTGCCGGTGATATCGCCCACGGCAGATGCCGCCGTACCGATAACGCCGCCCCAATCAACGGCGGAAGCCTGGTCATAGAGCCATGTGCCGAGCCTGCCGGCGAGATCACCGAGGGCGGACAGGATCGCACCCCAGTCGATCAGGGCGAATGCGGCCTTGATCGCATTCCAGACATTGCCAGCAGCGGCAGCGAGCGAATCGAAAGCTGCCGCGTAATTCCCATCCTTGAACTGCTGGAATGCAGTCTTGAGGTTGTCGACCATGTCGAGCAGCGGTTCGATGACAGCGGCGATCTGCGGGAACACCAGCGCCAGCGCCTTCAGTGCGGCCGAAACCGGATCGGTCATCTGCCGGAAGACATCGAACGCGACCCGAACCTCGTTGAACTTGTCGACGATCCAGCTGATGGCCGTTCCCAGCTCATCCCGGAAGATGTAGGCCAGGAGTGCGACGGCAGCGATCACGAGGCCGATCGGTGACAGGAAGAACGCAACCACGGCCGCTAGGGCGCCGATCGCTGGCAGCATCATGCCGATGATGATCAGCACGGGTCCGAGTGCCGCCGCGAGGGCCAGGATCGCCACGATCCACTTTTGGGTCGTGGGGCTGAGCGAATTGAACGTATCAATCAGGCCCTCGAACCTTTTACCCAGACTTTCCGCAAGCGGAAGCAGATGCTTGCCCATTGCCGCAGCCGTGTCCAGGAGCTTTGCCCTGACTCTCCGTTGCATGTTCGCCCAGCTATTCGCAGTCCTGGCCGCGTCGCCCTGGGCATTGGTCGTGTTCTCCCAGAGGATGCCATTGACAGCGAGAACCCGCTCCTGGTCCGTGAGCGCATCCACGCCATCCCAGATGCCATTGTTGAGGGCGTACTGCTCGACCGCCGCCTGATTGATCGGAATGCCCAGCCGTTGCAGCGCGTCATACTCGCCGACGAACGCGCTCGTCATTGCTTCGATAACTGCCGGTTGGGAAACGTTGAAGAACGAGGCCATGTCACCCGACAAGCCGACAAGCTCGGTGGACATACCCGCCGCAACATCACGGCCAATGCCCATGTTGGTAAAGAGATTGCCCAGCGTGCCGGTCGTCCCCAGCGCAGCGGACTGCGTCATCCCATAGGCGTTGGCGTTGGCTTCCGCCCAATCAGTGACGGCGTCTGCGGAATCTCCGTAGACGACATCCACCAGGTTCTGGGCCTCTGTGAGATCCGATGCGCCGCCGATCATGGCGCCGAACATCGCGGTGAGTGGCAGGGTGACCGCCGCGGTCATGTGCGTCCCAAAATTGGTCAGCGACTGCCCGAAGCGGCCCATCCGATCACGGAATCCGTCAAGCCGCGATTGCGCCTGGTTCATGCCGGTGTTGAAGTTGCTGCTATCGAGCTTGAGGGCGACGGAGAGCGTCTCCAGGTTGAGGGCCATTATTCGCCACCCCCACGTCGCTGGTACAATCCGCTCACAAGGAGAGACCGATGAACCGTCGAATCGCCATCACCGCAACACTCGCCGCCCTGGTGGCCACACCCGCCGTCGCTCAGAACCGGACCAACGGAGACGTGCTCCGCGACCTGATCGAAACCGTGATCGCCAGTGGCGACACGTCCACGCTGGGCGAGTACGTCACCAGCGACGTGGCCATCGCCGACTACGGCGTGAGCGGCATCGACGCATTCCGCGAGGTTTCGGACACCGGACACCAGGGTCGCCAGACCCAATACGACGACTACTCGTTCGAGATCGTCTCGATCGCCGAGAGCGATGAATGGGCGCACGCCCTGGTGCGCTTCACCGGCGACGGCGAATCCCGGAGCGTGTTCTATGCGGCCCGGTTCAGTGATGGACTCATTTCGGAGCTGTACTTGTAGGTTTGGAATTGCGCCAGGGGTGAGCATTGAACTGCCTAGCATTGGACCTCTCCCCCTAACGCAAGCGTGTACGCCTTCAACAGTGTTGCCATCCGCTCCGGTGACTGCGGCTCTCGTGGGCTTTCCGGCTTCCTCACGAAGTCTTCCGGCTTCGCTGCCTTCGTGCCCTTCCCTCGGTGGACGTTGAGCAGTGCCGCCGTGATCAGTCCCGCTCGCCAATCGGCGCTCTGCTCTCGCTGCTGATGGGCCTTGATCGCCAGCAGCACCTCGGCCGGCGTCACATCCCAGAACTCGGCGAACGTGAGCCCGGCCGCGAGCGCCGACGTTAGGACCGCATCCCAGTCCCACGCCGGGGTTTTCCCGGTTTCGCCCCGGCTGCCGCCGCCTGTGCCTTTGCCTCGGGGAAGGCGTGTTCGAGCGCCTTGGTCATCGCGTCCGAAACTGCGTCATACCCCGCGTCGTCGATGATGTCGTCAACGTCCTCGACCTTGAGGCCAGGATGGTGACGAGAGAGCAGGCCCCAGATGATCGAGGTCATGGTGCCGATCCCAATCTGCGTCAGGCCCTGCTCGGAAAAGAGCGCGATCAGCGATTGGCCGGTGTCACGCTCGATCATTCGCAGGGCACGATTCCCGGCATAGAGCGTGTACGTCGTGTCACCGACCTGCAGTGGAACTTCTCGACCGGGATCTGGCATGGGTCACAATCTCCGTGCGTGCATGGAATACGAGAGAACGAACAACGGCTACGCGGTGAAGGAGGGCTTCCCGCTGACCTTGATCGAGCCGCTGAACTCCAGCAGGCCGTCCATCTGCGGGTTGAGGGTGAAGCTCTTCCAGTAGCCGCGACCGGTCCACGTGCCGAGGCTGTCCGGCAGCACGATCTTGAAGTAGTCCAACGTGGTCGTCGGCCCATTCGCGATGCCGGTGTTCGCCCCGGTCATTGGCAGTTCCTGGGACGCGGACGCTTCCCACTGGCCGGTAAAGCTGATGTCCCCAGGATCGACCAGCCCGCGAATGAATTCGCGGTAGCCATCCGCCGAGTCGTGGTTGGTGACGTCGATGTCGTCCGCCTCACCAAGCCCGAACTCGCCGATCTCGGTGAGCTTGGCGAGCGCGGTATAGGTCACCCCGTCCGTGCTGTGTTCCAACGTTGCGCCTTGTCCAATCCTGGCCATGTTCCATCACCCTTTCGCGGCGCTAGGCCGCGTCATACCAAAAGCGGTACTCGACAATCCGGTGCCAAATCGATACCTCCGGTTCCGGGGCATCCATGTCATTGATCCTTTCCGCGCCCATCCATCCAGCCGTCACCGTGGCCAACGCGTCCCGGAGCGCCTTTGCGAGGGCCAGGGTCTGCGCCTTGGTGGTGGCCCAGAGGTCGAACTGGATACGCGCCTGGGCCAGCCCGGATGCGCCCTCATAGGTGTTCCCCTCACTGCCGGTGATCGCCTGATAGGTGATCGCTGGCAGCGTCCCGCCTTGCGGCAGATACATCGGGTAAAAGCGCGTCCCGATGAGGGCGGAGATCGCCGGTTGCGCGATCAGGTAGGTGCGAAGGCTGGACTCAAACATCAGACCGCCCCTCTCAGGAGGGCACGGACTGACGCCCCCACCTCTGCCTCGACCGCGCCCTTTTGCGTTTCGAGCGCGGGTCGCAGGTAGGGGTGTGGCGGCTGGTTGTAGACCCGTCCCAGGCTGTCCGCGCCAGCGAAGCCGAGTTCTTCCCGCCGCGCATATTCCTTGTCCGTGCCGACCTTGACCTCGACGCTGTCGCCGCCAATTTCCGGCGTCCCAACATCGATCGAGCGGCCCAGGTCGCCGCTGACCTTGTGGACGCGCTGCTTGGCATCGTTGGCAATGAGCTGTGCGCCGGCCTTGGCCGCGCGGGCCAGCATCGTTCCCTGCGTCGCGTTCGAAAGGGACCGGAACTGAGCCGCGAGCTTCTTGTCACCAGTGATGACCAGGGAGGCACTCATCGGGCTACCGGACCTTGATGGCCGCGTACAACACGGCGGCGTTCTCAGCCTTGAAGTGCACGTACCCATCGGACTGCCGGAAGCCGTTGGCCCCAACAATCCGGGTGCAGTACGTGTCGCCGGCCGCAATCTCCTGCACCACATCGACGTCCCGGCCCAGCGTGTCCGGGGCGGATTCGAGCGTCACGTCATAGGCGGTATCGGCCGAGCTGTTGCGAAAGCAGAGAATGAGCCCATCCTGCCAGGCAACCTGCTCGAAGTTCACGGCGTCGGATGCCGTGAACGTGATCTCCGCGAGAGCATTGGTTTGCCCGCCGGTGAGGTTCTGGACTGTTACCGTGTCGCGTACCATTCGTCACACTCCCACGCTGCGTACCCGCAGCCGAGTAATCGATCCCGTTTGATCCGTCTCCGCCGCGTCGATGTCGTGGGTGACGCCATCAATCACGACGCGGTGGCCGGTGGTAATCGACGGATAGGCACCCTGCAAGAGGACGTTCCATGCCTGGTCGGTGGCGGTGTAGTTCATCGCCTGCCGTTCCTGTGCCGAGAGCGGTGCCTTCGCGCAGGCGATGGCTTGCAGCCCGGTCACCGGAACCCACCCCTCGATGGGCTGCCCGTATTCGTCCTCCGTCGAGGTCATCGCCTCGACCGTGGCCAGCGACGGGAAGAAGCCACCGCCGACCGTGGCCATGAAGCGGGGATGGATCACCGGGACGGTCATATCCCGCTCCTGAGCACGTCGTTCCGGAGGATCTCTCTGGCGCTTGGTCCGTTCAGTGCCATCTCTGCCCAGTCAAAGAGCGGAACATCCCGCGCCTCGATGTCGTCGGCTTGCTTCCGCAGTCCGGCCGCACGCTTGAGCAGCGCGTCGGACGCCTTCGCGCCATCGACCTCCAGACCGAGCGTGCGCGTGACTCGCAACGTCGCCGCCGTGTCACTCGCGACCGTCTCCAGCGCCAGCGCGGCGGCGCGGTATACGCCGCCCTCCAGGGACACGAACGCCGTGATCTCCTCATCCGAGAACACGGCGTTCTCCTGGTTCCGATCCGGAACCAGGAGCCGCACCCTGCCGATGTCGTTGGAGAGTTCGTAGGTATACGTCACGGTCGCTACTTCTTGGGCTTCGTGGAGCCCTTGTCCGGCTCCAGATTCTTCGGCGCGTCAGGTTCACTGGCCGACTTCGCTGGCTCCGATTTCTCCGGTTCGCGCAGCTCGACCGTCTCGCCATCCTCAGGCTCAATCTCAATCGGCTCTGCTGCGGCGAAGGTGGCTGCCCAATCTCCTCGCAGCCCACGGATTTCGTCGATCAGGATGTCGAGGCGCTGGTCGGTGCCGCTCACTGGCGTCTGGACCGAGGCGCTCGCCTCCTGGTCGGATTCGCCCTCCTCGATCACCGATCCATCCACCGGCTTGAACCCGATGCTCTTGTAAAAGGCAACCTCGCCGAACGTGATCTCGGCCTGTCGGCCATCCTTGTGCTTGACTGTGACGAAGCTCATAGCGTGTTCACTCCTTCAGGCATGCTCGGCCAACGGGCCGGGATTAGCTCCCGGACCCGTTGGAGGCGACCGCCGCCTTGTCTTCGATGGCAAGGCCGCCAAAGGCGATCAGGCCCTTGAACTCGCTGGCCATGCTCTGGAAGTCGCCGATCTCGGGATCGAGCCCGCCGCCGACGCGCTGGGTGTTCGGTGCCTTCTGGTAGAGCTGCGGGGTTTCGAAGCCCTGCAGGAAGCGAATCCGGGCCAGTGGCCGGGCGCTATTGGGCGCCGCCGTCACCATCCAGGAGGTCGCGCCGTTCGCCGAGCTGGCGACGATCGGGATATACGGGTCCATCACCGGTGTGATCCCTGTGGTCATCCAGTTGTTGACCCGCAAGGTCCGGTTGGTCGCGGCGCCCTGGTCTGACGCGACGTCGACGGAGAGCGTGTTGAGCACGTTCTGGACGGCGACGTGCAGGCCTGGGCCGTAGACCAGCCGCACGCCCTCGATCGCGATCGGCTCGCCGTCCGCGTCGGTCTTGCTCATCAGGGCGGCGATGGCCGCGCCGAGTGATGTAACCGAAAAGGCGGGATTGCCGGTGAGGCGGTTGCCCTTGCCAGTGGTGAAGATCGTGGCGTCAGGACCGTTCGCATCGAAGAGAAGATCGGTGGCGAACTTGTTGAGGGTGCGCCGGCCGCCCCGGGCCAGGAGCGCGGGAATCTCGCGGAAGGCGTCGAGGTTGTCGCCCTGGAGCAGACGCCACGACAGGCGGATGGCCTTGCCGTAGAGCGCCGGGGACATGGTGCGCTCGCTCTCGGAGATTGAGGTGTAGGTCAGCCCCTCCAGGTCGGAGATGGTGTCGTACATCTCCGTGCCGCCCGTGGTCTCCAGCATCTTGACGTCGCGGAAGTCCCGTAGCGGGCTCCCGACATCGATGTACTGGCGCCAGACCTGGGGCACCTCCGCGAACCGGGTGAGCATCACCCGTTCGATGACGTCGCCCATGAGCAACGGGAAGTCGGAGACGCTCATCGCCTCGGTGAACGGGTCAAGGTCGGCGCGGACACCCTCGCTGAGGATGGCGGGCCGGACCAGTCCCGGATAATTGGACTCGATCAGCCGGGTAACCTCCGGCGATCGCGGGCTCAGAACCTCCCGCATGTAGTACGCCGGGGTGCGTCCGTTGAGAACGTCCCCGATGAACTCGGCGGCGGCGGCCACGCGGGCCTCGTGGCGATTGACCGACGCCTGCTGGGCTTCGTTCAATCGTGCTCTACGGTGTCCCCCAACGCGGGAAAAGCCGTCAAGAAAGCCGGGCAGCGACCCGGACGAGATTGGTTGGTAATGCTGGTCGCTCATCGTGCTCCCTTTCGGACCTTAGTCCGGTGCGGTGGTCTGCTCTACGCGCCGTTGTACGGCTTGAACACCTCGATCGTGGCCGTGCCCGCCGAGGACACAGCGCCCCGGGCATAGCCAAAGAAGCGCCCCGTGGCCTTCTTGCTCAGGACTGGGGTGTCGGCATCGACGTAGAAGATCTTGTCGCCGACCGCGACGGCGGAGTTGCCCGACCCGTCGACGCCCGCGACGCTGAAGGTGGCCGAGAATCCGCCGAAGAGGACGGTGGTTTCGGTGGCGCCATTGCCGCCGTCACCTTCGGCAGTGAGGGCGATGCCGGTCTGTTCGCCAACGCGCACCGGGTCGCCAGAGGCCGGGGTGGCCGGATGGCTGCACACCACCGACTCACCGGGCGAGTCAATCCAATACCGCTTGATGTTCTTGGCCATGGTGGCTCCTCACCGGCTTCAGCCGGTTGCTCTCGCGCTACAGCGCGGCCAGCGCCGCTTCGATCCGCTTGTTGCTCTCTTCGAGAGTCGGGACGTTTGGCGTGGCCGGTTCAGTCCCGCCCATGCCGCGCACCGGGTTGCCGCCGGTGATCGCCGCGATGTAGGCGACTTCGGCCGCCGCGGCTTCGGTCACCTTCGCCTTCAGCGCCTCGACGTCCAGCGCGTCATCCTTGACCGGCGCATTGAGCACCAGCGTTTCGGTCAGCCGGTCCCGGCTTTGGGTTGGCAGCGTGATCGCCGCCAGTTCCGCCTTGACGACGGTTCGGGCCTCGGTCAGCAGCGCCGCTTCCCGGTCCCGCCGTTCCTGGGCCTCCTTCCACGCCTCCAGGGCCGTGATCTGCTTCTGCGCTTCCGAAAGCTGCCGCTGCGCCTCTTCGAGTTCTTCCTTGGTCATCTCGTCCTCTACTCCCTGTGTGTCGATCGGCTTGCCATTCCGAGCCGATTCAATGAGATCCATCACCTTGCCGCCCGCACCGGCGCGGGTCACCACGTCAACGCTGTGGGCGATGTCGATACTTTCGATCGTCCGCACCTTCTTGCCGCCGATGTCTCGTGTTCCCGCCTTGCCCGATGCCCGGATCGACATGCCAGAGATCGGCGCGATAGCCCCGATATGGGGCGCAACAGTGGGGAGGAACTTGACGGGGGCGTAGAGCCCGTCCTCACGCCACACGGCTGGGCCGGTGAGCGACCCAGCGAGATCCTTCACGCTCCGCTCGGGGCGGTCGCGTTCGTCACTGACACTGGGATGGTCGAGATAGATGTGGAGCCCCTCGCCGAACACCTTGGGGCCGTCACGCTGGAGGACATCGGCTGGGTAGTACCCGGACGAACCCTGGCCGGGAGCGATGATGCGGATCTCGGCGGTGCCATCGTCCTTGACCGCCTTTTCCACCAATGGCACGAGGTCACCGGTAAGAACATCGCCCGATTCCTCGGCGGGCTGGCTAACCTGAGTGACCGGCACGGCAGCCGGCGTCGTGATCCCGGCGGTGTCGGCGGCGACGTACTGTGTGACAGCAATCACCTTGACCGGCTCGCCGAGCGTCACCGCGCCGTCCGTGATCGTGTACGACCGCTGGTAGAGTTCGGTCTGGTCATTAGTGTTGAGTTCGTAGATGACGGAATCGTCGAAGACATCGCGCGTCCAGACGTAGGTGTCCCGTCCGGGGTGCTGTGCCCTGAGTGTGTCGCGGAGCACCTTGGCGAGGTCGTTGTGGCTCATCTGGAGGGCTTCGAGGAACGGCGCGGATGCATGGACCTCGGTGGCCGCTTCGTCGAAACGTGCCCGGTCGTCATCCGCCAGATTGGTGCCAAACAGTGTCGCCAATAGCCGCATTGCCTACCCCCGAACAACACAAAAGCCCCAAGGAGCTACTAGCTCCTTGGGGCTCGATGTGCGAGTCGCCCGATCTATTTCATCAAATCATGATGCAGGCGCGGTGTATTGTCAAGTTCGGTGGCGGATACCCGCCCAGATTCGGTCAATTTGTAGGCCAGTACTCGCCCCTCCTTGATGTCGAGGACAATCTGTCCGGTATTCCCGGCCTCCAGGAAGTCCGCGATCTTCTCACGCACCACGGTTGGCAGCGGCACGACGGCTGGCGGTCGGATCGTTGTCACGGTTGCGCTCATGCGTCCGGCTTCCTCCTGGTTCCAAGACTGCACCGGCACCCGCTGTCCGTTGGGGGCCGGTCGTGCCCGCTCTGGAACACATCGTCGAGCGGTATCCATCCCTCGGCATCATTGGCCCGGTGGTCGGTTCGCACCTTCGAATCCGACGCGGAGATCCACTTCTTCTGCATCTCCAGCCCCGCGCCCTGAAGGTCACGGGCCACGACCATGGTCCCCTCAACGTAGGCGTCACCTAGCTCGTAGACGGCGATGTTCCGCGCTCGCTTGACCGAGAAATCGGCATAGCGTGTCCGGATCGCCCGCGCCGTCTTGTCGTAGGACCAGCCCTCTTCGGCGGCTTGGGTGAGGATCGTCCGCAGGTAGTCCCGGGTCGTCGAGTTGATTGCCGTCACCCGATCCGCGCCATGTTTCGCCATGAAGTCGACGGCCAGCGGGTGCGTGAGGTCGAACGCATCGTCGATGCCGAGGTCCGCGATGGCGCCGATCATGGCCGACTCCAGTGCCCGGGCCGTGAACTCACTGAGCGGCTTCTGGAACACCTGCACCGTCTCCAGCGCCGCCTGGTCAAAAAGGGGCAACCAGTCAGACTCGGCCGCCTCTCGCAACTCCGGTGGAAAGGACCTCTCCAGCCGGGCGAAGCGCGTGAGAAACAATCGCCGCTGGGCGAGGAAGGCGCGACGCATCGCCCGCTCTAGCCGCTGCTCTGGCTTGGACAGGGCACGGGACTGGCGGAGCGCGGTGTTGACCTCGATCAGGCGGTCGATGGCGTCAGCGAGGGCGGTCACGAGCCGTAACCCCAAGGGATGTGTGGCGCGAACGGCTCGCACTCGAAGAGGTGGAAGACCAGCGCACCGTCGTGCATCTGGATTGTTTCCAGGAAGTGCACATGCTCGGTGATCGGGTGACCAGTACCTGCAAGTCGAAAGTTACGGGTCTCCAGACCCCCTTCAGGATCGACCAGCGCCCAGATGCATAGGTTGTTGCCCTGCACGCCTGCACTAAGCAACTTCGCGCCGCTCGGCATAGAGATGGCGAACTTGTCGGTGACGGGGGCGGTGAACTTCCAAACGGTGCGCTTACTCATCGACCCTTCCTCTCGTCGTAGGAATCGACAAGCCATCTGGCCAGCTCGGCCCCTTCGAGCCCATCAGGGATCGCCGGTGTTTCCTCAGCGTCATCAAGTGGCGCGTTCAGGACCATCACTTCGGCGGTGAGAAACGATCCCAGTGGCGGACTTGGGCCACGGATTTCGAGTGTCCATTTTTGGTCGGGGTAACTGTCTGACGGGTTGGGCTGTAAATGAATCCTGACGATCTCGTCGGGACCGTCCCATGTCACGCTGCTGCCCGTGACGCGAAGGCCGATATTCCCGTACCTCATTTCAGCGCCTCCCTGAGTTCCCGCAACGCAGCCACGAACGCCTCACGCTCCTCATCCTGCTCTTGATCCCGCGGCTGCGTCTGCTGCGCGACCTGTGCCGCCCGCTCTTCCCGTTCCTCCCGCTCGTCCTCGATTTTCTCCAACTCGCCGTCTACGTCGTCGATACCAAGCGCCACCATCAGTTCCCGCGACAGCGTTTCCTCGGCGATCGTCCCGGCAGCCGTTCGACCGGAGAGCGTCGCCGCGTCCACGATGGCGCCAACGACTTCCCGTGCGTCCCGTTCGAGCAATGACGGGAACGCGAGTTCGACCTTGCGCTGTTCCTCGGTCAGGTTCTTCGGCGCGAGACCGCGCGGCGCCTCCAGGTCGCGGTCGATCACCCATTGCAGGAGATCGGTGAGGACATCGACCCACATGCCACGGCGTTCGGTGTACCTGAGTTCGGTCGGCCTATCCAGAGTCTTGCTCGTTGCGAGGTTGGATTGATTGGCGTCGAAGAAGTGATCGGGGATGCCGAGGGCCGCGCTTGCCATTTGGCGGGCCGGCCTGCTGTGGTCGGGTGGCAGGGTGGCCCCGGCGATCTTGATCGGGTCCATGCTCACCCCGTCCCCGGCGATGAACGTGGACCCGGACGCCGGTGGCGGGTTGGTCTCGCCGTTGGCGCCGCGGAGCGTCGTGCCGAGCTTGGTCTTCGCGGCGGCGATCCCTCCCGATCCGCCCTTGGTGCTGAGCGACCAGGCAAAGCGCGCCAATGCCCGGCTGCGCGTCGCGTCGTCCTCCAGGAGCTGTTTGTAGGCGCGTGCCCAGTCCAGCGCGGCGTAGACCTCGGAGACGCCCCAGGTCCAGTGCGGAAAGGCGCCAGCCTTGACATGCAGCACCGGCGCATCCCAGCGGACCTCGTGGTCGCCGACCTTCTCCGGCTTGGCGGAGGGCTGGTACTGCCAGTCGGGGTAGTACGCCGTCATCTCCACCGGCTTGCCGCCATCGACCGGGCGCTGGGTCCAGGTCCGCTTGTAGTACCAGGGCTCGTAGCGATCGTCGGGGTTGGTGATTATCTCCCGGATCTCTTCCATCGGCACGGTCCGGACACGCACCTGGCCGGTGATCTGCTCGGGGAAGAGGGCGAGGAAGACGTTCCCGGTGACCTCTAGCTCCACTTCGAGGAGCCGGCTCGCCTGCTGGCCAGTGAGGACGCGACGGTTGTCGCGCCAGAAACGATCGACAACCGCCTGAACGTCTTCATCCTCGGCGCTGACCGAGACATCCTGGCCCCAGACGTAGAGCGCGCCGATCTCGACGGCGCGATTGATGAGCGGGTTCTTCAGGTAGTTCACCCGCGCCAACTCGACGATCTTGCCGAGGGCCTCCCGGCTGAACTCCCGGCCGGCGCCCTCGTCGAGCTTCATCCAGCCCTGTTCCTGGAGTTGGATTTCCAGTTGGCCGATGCGGCTCTCGTACAGCTCGACCATCAGCGCGTATTCCCGGCTAGCCTCGGTGAGGGGCAGGCCATTGGAGGATGGTGGAACCAGGAGGCCGGTGGTGGATTCGCGGTAGGTGGTCATGGGCTAGTCCTCAGTAGGTCGAAATCACGACCGGCTCGTCGTGATAGACGATCTGATCGTCGATATCCGGGTACACGTCGGCAAAGCAGAGCATCAGCCCCTCCGCGGGGTCGGGGCTCTTGACGCCGCGTTTCCGGGCCTCCTCTTTCGACTCGATCACGACCCGGCCGCGCGAGTCGTGCTTGTACCGCACGCCCGCCGCCTGGCTGACGGTGATGTCATCCGACAGGCGGGTCACGTCGTCCGCCTCGAACCACTCGCGGAGTCCCCAGTAGAGTTCCGCCTTGAGGTTGGCGAATCGCTCGCGGTCTCGCGGGGCCTCGCCCACATTGACGTCAATCACGGTGTAGCCAGCGTCCTCGATGTGCCGGGCCATGTAGTAGCCGATACCGATGGAGTCGACGTTGACCTTCGCGATGTTCCACCGTCGCAGTTCAGCAACCACTTCACCGCGAGGGTCCGGGGTTGCCCAGGCGATCGGTGGATGGACGTGGCCGCCCTGCCGGATGTACAGGACCGTCTCGTCCTCGCCTGGACCGGCCACGTCAAGACCGGCGATGGCGGGCGCATGGGGATCGGGCAGCGCACCGCCGTCCCGACCTGCCCGCTCTAGCCACGCCAGGGACAACAGTGCATCCTCGCTCTGTTTCGGGAACTGTCCCCGCACACGGGACTGCCAGAGCGGCGATCCTTCCCCCCAGGCATGGAACTTCTCCCAGACCCACCGCCGCGTGACGAGATAGGGGCGGGGCGATATGGCCAACCGGGGATCGTCCCCGGCATCAACCGGAATGGTGCGAAGCTCCTCGAGCGGGAACCCATCGAGGTTCGGTGTCGCGAAGGCGTCGATGGTGTATGTCTCATAGAGATGCCGCTGCGTCGTGAAGGCGTCGTGAAACGGTCCGGAAGCGATGGTCGGATTCCCGAGCATCAGGATCCTGACATCGCCGCCGGCGCGGATGCCCTCAATGGCCTCGAAGATGTCCGGTCGCACGCCGGGTGCCTCGTCAAGCACGACCAACACCGTTCCGTGAAACCCCTGGAACCGCACACCCTGATCCGTCGACAGTCCCATTGCATAGACATTCGACGATAGCTTTAGTTCCGTGTTGTTGAGCTTGCCTCCGAGCGGGTAGCGTGCCGACTCGTGAGCGGCGTGGATTTCGCCCCACAGCAGCTTCTCCACCTGCGGCCAGGTCGGCGCGGTCGTGATCGCGATGCCCCGCATGCCGTAGACCCACCACAGCACGATCTCGGCGGCGGTGAAGGTCTTGGCGGAGGCGTGGCAAGCCTTGACGGCGGTTTGGGAGAAGGGGCGCGCCACGGACGCCATGATGCGCTCCGGCGTGCTCCACGGATCGTGTCCGAGGACGTGGCGGGCGAACCATCGAGGATCAGCTGCTTTGGCCAGGACCGACCGGGCCTGCGCCTTCGTCGGCCGCCGCGATGGCGTGGAGGTCAGCAAAGGTCAGCCCCTTTACGTCGTGCTCATGCTTTTCGGTGTACATGCCCTTGTTCTGGCCCAGGAGCTTCAGCGCCTCCATCTTGGCCCGGGCATCCATCCTGGCGGACAGGATGGGGTTGCCGTTGTCGTCCTTGCCGAACCGGCGAATCTCGACCTCTTCATCGAGATCGCGCATCGCGACGTCGGTCAGCTCGTGCAGGATCTCGGTGGCGGTCAGGGTCTCGGCGTCGAGGATCTCATCGATACGCGCGCGTACATGCGGAGTGTTGCGGAGTTGGTAGCCCAGATCATTGGCGTTCTTGGTCTTGTATCCAGCCTGAAGAACCGCCTTGGACGCGTTGAATCGCGCCGTACCTACATAGGCACGAACGAACGCTTCCTGCTTGGCCGTCAGTTTCGATTGTTCGGGGGAATCCGGGCTCGCCATCGAACACCTGGGCGCACTGCGCCTGATGATCGGTAGCCCCTGAATGATAGCAAATTACGTGCGACTCACAAACCTTGACCTGTGGACCTCAAGGGAACCTTCCCCACCGCTTTTCCTGTGCGCGCCCGCGCGCGTAAGCCCTAGTAGGAGGTCCACGAGGTCCACAGGTCCACCGAGGTCTCGAGAACCCTATGATTTCAAGGAAGAATACAACCCTGCACGATTGACCTCAAGGTTGTTGAGGTCAAAGAGGTCCACCGTGTTACGGGTGAGTTGCTGGTGGAGCGTTACCAAACTGGGTGCGACTCCGTAAATTCCGTGGCGTGGAACACTCGCGATATATCGTTGCTGTGAGAATTTTAGCGAGGTCCACACGAGGTCCACACGAGGTCCACCAGCTTTCCGGCGTTGCAGGCCTAGAACATTTGTTCTACATTGGTCCCGTGATCATTGGACCTATCCCAGACAAGAGTACGTGGGGGTACTGCTGTGGACCCTATGGATATCACCCTACATACCATGATCGAGGACACCGCCGAGGGGACGGTGTACCAGCGTCGCGTCCGCAAGCGCGTGGCGGATGGAGCGGCGACCGTCGAGATGTCTGTTCCGGGGAATCCGGTACCGCCCGAGACCGTCGCGTCGACCCATCCCGAGGTCATTCGGCACGAGCTGCGCCAGTACGTCAGCATCAAGAACCAGGAAGCCGCTCTGCGCAGGATGCCGGAAGCGCGACGCCGGAAGGAGGAACGCCGGCTGCGACGCCGCCTGGAGGAGGAACGCCGGACCCGGGAGTGCCAGAGCTGCGATGGATCCGGGTGGGGCCGGGACCATGAGGGCAACCAGGTCGAGTGCCCGGAGTGCAATCCGTGAAATGGGAGCAATGACGTGGCCTATATTGAATGCGAACTGGACGACGACCTCTTTCCGCTCCTGATGTTCCGGCTCAGGGTATCGGAGGAGGCGCTGGTAACGGAATCGCGCTGGCTTAACATCGACACGCTCACCCAGTGGCGCAAGGTCAAGGGCAGTGAGCAATGGATTGAGCTCATTCCCCAGGCGGAGGTCACGTTGCGCCGGCCGGACAAGACGAGGGAGGGCCTGATCCGGATACGCTGGGGTGAGATGTCGCGGGGACCATGGCGGCAGAGACGGCTAGAGGGGCGGGAGCTCCACGAGTGAGGATGGCCGCCCCAACCGGTCATTCTGATCGTCCGGTTCTGCTCCGCCGCCGAGGGGCAGGTGCCGCCGTTCGTGCCGTAACCCAATATTGCCCGCCATGGTCAGGACGGGGTCGTCGCTGCCTTGCAGGAGCATCGTCGGGAAGCTGAGCGGAGTGCTTCGTTGCCCGGCCGATGCGTGGAGCAATGACCTGGAACCATAGTATGAGCAGGCCAACCGACAGTGGCACGGAGGCCAGCAGCAGGATTATCAGCGCGAGATCGAGCAGGTCCAAAACTCCACTCCGGCGTGCAGAGCGAACGCCCACCAGCCATGGAGCTCGCGTGATGTATCGTCTTCCCTGTTCGAAATCATACGTGAAGGGAACGGTTACTGACGAGGAGGTGTGCAGGCACATCGTCTGGGAGCCGGAGACCGACCGGGTGCGGATCTCCGGGACGAGGTAGTGGCTGGGGAAATGTGTCTAGCGGGGGATCATGGTCGAACTGCTACAATGCCCGAAGTTTCGCCCTTCGACGGAGGTGATCCACGTGGAGTCGACCACCAGAAACGAGACTCTTAGCCTTGAGCAACTGCAGGAAGTTGTATTCTTGTGCGTGGCAATCCTCAAGGGACATCACGAATCGTTGCAGGAGGACGCAGGGCTTTACTGGTGGAGGAAAGATGAGAAGTGGCAGGAGCAGATGGGACGAGCAGATATCGCCCTCTCAAAGATTCAAGCCGTTCTTGAGACAATTAACCGTCCACTTGCTCCAGAGATTCCCGCACCATCAATCTTAGCGTCTGTCGCAAGAGATTGAGTGCCTCCAAGGCGTGTTCTGGAACGGCTGACTGCATCGCCTGATGTGACGCTTCCGACATTTTCCGGCTCTTGCCGCGTTGCCCGTGGGCGATATACGACCGAGACTCGTAAATGGCATCGACGGCACTCCGCAGACGATCTCGATCCGCCTCATTGTCTCCAAGGTAGTAGGCGAGGGTGTTGGAGAGCGTAGCCTCAACGCGCTCGGCCTGACCTCCTGGTAGATATAAGGCCTCCAACCCAATACAACAGTCCATGAGCATTTCATCACCCGGATCGCCTGTCCATACCGCCCGGGCTAGACGCTTGCACGCAACAATGATCGCCGGAGACCGGGTTTCTTTCGCCAGCATTCTTTGAAATGTATTCGGCAATCGCGCGGCGATCAAAGGTGTGATCCGCAAGCCGGGCCCAACCCACTCAGAGGAAGGGTGGGCAACATGCTGCACGATGCCCCTGGGTACGTCGGGGATTCCAGGGGCAAGGATTTTGAAACGCACATTGTCAAATCTGGCGTAGGCGTCTCCCTCAATCAGAAGGGCCCATTCTAAGGCTTCAATAATGGGCTTCCAAGGAGCATCGATCACTGGTCCTGCAAAGTGGAAGTCACAAAAAATCGTACCTTCGACAACAGGACCGTCGGCAAGCACCGACTGACCGAAGAATGGCAAAGGGTTATCTCTACCCGTCCGGAGATCGCGAGCGAAAAACGCGACAACCGGTGGGAAATCGGACTCACCTGGCGGTCGAAGTACGAGATCATCATCCAACTGAATTGGGTTGTCGATCGATTCAAGATTGTAGAACCGGGCCTGGAAGACGACCGAGTTTCGCTGCTCTGCGCCTTGCGCGTGCGTAACCGTCATTGATGGCTCCGATCAGCCTAACTGATGCAGCACTATCAGCTGGAACCCGGAATTAAGTCGAGGCGGCATCCTCCCCCGTGATCTCCGCGTCCAGCTCGGCATCGAGCCGGGCCTGTTCCCTGGCGAGTGCCCGCAGCTGGTCCACCAAGCCGATCATCCATTCCGGGTGCGCGTCCCAGTCGATCGCGTCGATCAGGCCGCGCATTGTCGCGTAGTTGCTATTCGGATCCGGGGCGTCACCAGGCGGGAGTCGACCGGCTGCCTCGTAGACCGTCGCGACCGGCAGATTGAGTCCTTCGGCAATCTTCGCCATTGAACTCGCACTCGCATTTCGCGTGCCATCGATCCAGTGTCGTAGGAGACCGTGCCGAACCCCCATTTGCCTCGCGGCTTCAGTAATGCCCCAGCCGCGCGTTTCGATCTGCTCTTCCAGCCACGCCCCGAAGGGATTCGACACATTTGCCCCCGTTTCCGCCTCGGATGAAGCTGATGTTATTTTCTTGACATCAGACCCATAAGGGTCTATATTGGACCCATGAGCAGTGAGACCCGATACACAACTCGGTCGTTGGCGGTCTTTCTGAAGGAGCGAGGCATCAAACAGCGTTGGCTCGCTAATCAGATTGGCGTCACTGAAATGCAAGTGAGTCGATGGGCGCGGGGAAAGTCCACCATTACGGAGGACCATGCCCGGAGCGTCGCAACAGTGCTTGGCGTTCCTACCTCAATGCTCTTTACGGACCCATTTGCGTCTATATCGGACACTACATCGGTGGAGGTCGCATGACCGATATCACTCCAGCCGCCTTGCGGCCACGAACGATCCCCCTCGAAGAGGTCGCCGAGCTTCTCGGTCTATCGGTGCAGGCGGTCAAGCGGTGTATCGCCGCCGACGAAGAGGAGTCCATGGCTGGAAGCGAGAAGGGCCACATGAAGCTGGCCTATCCTGCTCGCCCCGACAGCATCCGGCGCATTCCAGGTGGTCGTCGCGATGGCGCGAGTTACTTCGTCCTCCGGCAGCCATTCGACTATCACACCGCCATTTCGTCTTCCGAGCCCATCACTCCCATTCGCAAACGCAAGACAGGCTGATCCGCACCGGGGAGCCCTCCGGAATGTGTTTCCAGCCCGATCGGTAGCAACGATCGAGACCACCGCAGGGCTCCCCCGTACAGAGCAGTTGGCCCATCGAAAGCGAGGTCACCATGAGTACCCAATAACCCCAGATATGCCAGCAACGAAACACCGGGTGGGGCAGGGACTCGCCAGCCCCACCTTGAGGATACCGACCCACAACCCCCGCGAATCAATGCACGAAAGGCACCCCGCATGTCGATGCAACCACGTATCACCACGGTGATCGTGACTCATTTCGAAACCCTCACCGACCGAATCACGGAAGCGTTCGCCGATGGGGTCGTCACTCCGGACGAGTCCCGTGAGATCGCCGCCCTGGTCGAGCAGGGACACCAAACGGCGATGCAGGCCGACGATGGCATCCGGCTTGGCGTCGCGCTCATCCGCGGCGGGACCGGCTCCACCCACGTCAAGCGGTACGCCGCCGACCGCGACCTGGTCGAATCGCTCGCCTCTTAACGCGAAACGCTCTCCGCTGTGAACGGAGAGCGATTCAAATGCTTTGCCTGCCTAGAAAAAAGGATACACCATGGCTGGACTCCAAACCCTCAATCGCCTCACCCCAATTCCCTGCGGCCGCTGCGGACGCACCCTCATCGACCAGGACTCGATCGCCCGTGGGTACGGGCCGGAATGCGCCCACCTGATCGCGGTGGAGCAGGCGGAAGCCCAGCGCTTCCCCATCCAGTCCCGGGTCCGGGCCGAGGGCAACACCGGCACGGTCGTGGGGTATCGCTCCGACGTGCCGAAGCCGTTCCGGGTCTCGTTCCGTGGCTACGCCGCCAGCTTCCGCGCCGACGAGCTCGAACCGATCGGCGGTGCGGCGTGACCGAGACCACCTTCAAGGTCGGTGACCGCGTGCGCCCCCTTCCTGGGTGCCTCTATGCCGGAACTGTTCTTTCCATCACCGAGGTCATTCCAGGTAACCCAACCACCTATGAGCTGTCGTCTGACTTCGGCTCTGTTAGTCGCGACTACTGGGACGACGAACTGGAGCTCATTGATGCGAGTCCTGAAGTGGACGGAGCCGACTCCGTCGCAGTGTCCGCCGGACTGGCGGGATCACCGGATGACGACGCCAGCGGCACCGGGACCACCGCTGAACCTGAAGCCGAGAAGCGCACGGTTTACCTCACGGGTGAAGGCGCGACTCAGGCGATTGAGACGCTGACCGAGAAGGTCGACCGGCTCTTCCGCGGGTCCAAGCTCCAGGGCTTCATCAACGACCTCAACAGGAAACGGTTCGAGCGGCTGGTGTCCGACATCGAACTCATAGGTAGCGGGGTCGCGACGCTGGCACGAGAGCCCGGGCACACCACCACCCGTCGGATGCGGGTCAACATCACGAAGAACACCAAGGGCTACAACCACGACACCACGTTCGAAATTATCGCCACGGATCCCCGGACCGATCTCCAGCTAGAGATGACGGATGGGCTCCGCCTCGCCGACCGGCTCGCCCGCCAGGCAATCACCGAAGCCGAATACACCGACGAGCACGGACTTCCCGGAGAAGACGACAAGCCGTTCTAGCACGGGGCCGGGCACCCGACCTCCAAGGAGTCACCATGGCCAACAACGCCGTCGCCACCATCGACCCTTCCGCGATCATCACCCCGGCCGGCTTCGGCGAATCGGTCGAGCTGATCCGCCAGACCTACGCCAAGGACCTCAATGCCGAGGAACTCTCGCTGTTCATGGCCGACGCCCATCACCGGGGCCTGTCGATCGTCAAGCGCCAGATCTATGCCGCGAAATACAACGGCAAGATGACGATCATGGTCGGCATCGACGGCTACCGCAGCCAGGCCGAGTCCCATCCGGAGTACGCCGGCCAGGAGGGCCCCTTCTACTGTGGCCCCGACGGCCAGTGGACCGAGACCTGGCTCGGCGAGGGGCCACCCGCCGCCGCCAAGGTCGGGATCTACCGCAAGGGCTTCGTCCATCCGATCACCGAGGTCGCGCTCTGGTCCGAATACAACAACGCCAGCAACGCCATGTGGAAGAGGTTCCCCACGGTGATGCTCGCCAAGTGTGCCGAGGCGCGTGCTATCCGCAAGGCGTTCCCGGCCCAGCTGGGCGGGACCTACATCGCCGAGGAGATGGACCAGTCGCGGCGCGATGCGGTCGAGACCACCGGTACAGTGCGGACCAGCCAGTCGCGCAACCAGCCCCGGCCGATGACCGCCACGGCGACCGTCGAGGATCCGGAACGTGACCAGGTCAAGCGCTCGCTCTGGCACGTCGCCAACAAGACCTACGGCTGGGACCAGGAGACGCTCGACCTGGTGTCGGTTGAGGAAACCGGCAAGCACCTGGTCGATCACGATGCCCAGGGCCTGAAGGACCTGATGGTCACCTTGAGCACCAAGACGCCGGACGCCCTCCAGCAGCTGGTTGACCGGGCGACCGCGATCGAGTCCCCAACCCTGGCAGGCATGTAGCCATGGGTGCCTCGATCCAGCTGCGTCCCTACCAGGAGGACGCTGTCGACGCGGCGTTCGCTGCCTACGCCGGCGGCATGAAGCGCCCCGGCCTCGCGCTCCCGACCGGCGGCGGCAAGACGCTCGTCTTTGCCGAGATCATCCGGCGCTCCAACGAACGGGCATTGGTAATCGCCCACCGGAAGGAACTCATCGACCAGGCGGTGCAGAAGATCAGCTTCATCGGCATCGACCCGTTCGACATCGGCGTGGTGATGGCCGGCCGCAACGAGGCTGACCGTCCCATCGTCGTCGCCAGCATCCAGACCATCGCCAATCCGCGCCGCCTGGCCCAGCTGGGCCGCTTCGGTCTGGTCGTGATCGATGAAGCGCACCACAGCCCAAGCCCGACCTACGTCACCGCGACCCGCCAGCTTGGCATGGGCAAGGACTTGCCGACCAAGGGGCTCGGCGTCACGGCCACCTGGGACCGGGCCGACGGCGTCGGTCTCGAAGCGGTCTGGGAGCAGATCGTCTACCAGGAGTCGATCGAGAACCTGATCGCCGCCGGCTATCTCTCCGACGTCCGAGCCCTGACGATCGAAACGCACCTCGACACCTCCACGATCGGGACGCATCACGGCGAGTACGACATGGGCGAGGTCGAGCGCCGGATCGTCAACAGCGACTACGCCGATACGCTCGCTCATGCGGTTCGCGAGCATGCCTTCGACCGCACGTCGCTGGTGTTTGCCCCCAACGTCGCCACCGCGTTCGTCTATCGCGATGCCCTGCGCGAGTTCGGCATCACCGCCGAAGTCGTGTCGGGCAAGACGCCGGCCGACGAGCGTGAAGCGACCCTCAGACGCTTCCAGAACGGCCGGCTCAAGGCGATCGTCAACTGCGGGGTGTACACCGAAGGGACCGACATTCCCCGCGTGGACACCGTGGTCATGGGGCGACCAACCAGGAGCCGTGCCCTGTACCAGCAGATGGCTGGCCGTGGCCTGCGGCTGTTCCCGGGGAAGGAGTCGTGCCTGGTGATCGACCTGGTCGGCGTCACCCAGGACCACAAGCTGCAGCGGGCAGCCAGCCTGATCGGCCGCACGATGCGTAAGGGTACCCGCGAGGTCGACAGCTTCCGGGAGTGGATCTCCGGAGAGGCGAGCCACGACGAACCGGGTTCGACCACGATCACGGTCAAGGGCGCGCTTGGCCAGACGTTCCGGCAGAGCGCCAGAGCCGTGGACCTGATCGACCGGACCAAGATGGCGTGGACCCAGGTGGAGCTCGATGCCTTCAGCCTGCCAATCGACCAGGGCAGCGTCGTGATCACGGCGCAAGCAGATGGGACCTGGAATGTCGTCCAGTTCGGCCGCGACAACAACACCGTCGAGCTCGCTCGGGGGCTGGACATCGGGTACGCGCAGGGTGTCGCCGAGCAGCGGGTCCATGAGGTCGAGGCCAAGGTCTTGGCCAACCCGAACGCCCGCTGGCGTTCCCAGCCGGCGACCGAGAACCAGATCGCCGCGCTGATCCGCATGCGGATCCAGCACAAGCCGGGAATCACCAAGGGCGAGGCGTCCGACCTGATGGACGCCCGGATCAACCGGGGCAAGCTCCGCCAGTACCGGAAGGAGGCCCAGCTTGACCGCGCCGCGTCCTAACCCAATGAAAGCAATCACTCTGCATCAACCGTGGGCGACCCTGATCGCGCTGGGAGAGAAGCGGATCGAGACGCGGAGCTGGCCCACCAACTACCGAGGTCCGATCGCGATCCATGCGGCGAAGACGATGCCCGCCTATGCGCGGGAGTTCTGTGGCCAGCGGGAGACCGTCGAGTTGTTGGAGCACTACGGCCTGGAGGCGGAGGGATTGCCGTTGGGGGCCGTGTTGGCCACCGCCAAACTGGTGGACTGCGTGAAGTTCAGCAGTGCTACGGGCCGGCTGGTGCGGGATCGTGGCGTCATCACCAACGTGCGAACCGTGGTCGCGTACTCGGTGGGTCCGGATGAGCACCTGTATGGCGACTTCTCCGAGGGCCGGTTCGGGTTCGTCCTGGAGGATATGACTCCCCTCCCAGAGCCGATCCCGGCCCGCGGATTCCAGGGTCTCTGGGACTGGGACGGTGCCCGATGACCGACCTGCGCCACCAACCCCAGACCGTCCAGACCCTGGAGCAACGCCTCTCCGATGGGTACGAGCGCATCGAGCAGGCCCGCTCCCGTGGTGAGGACATCACCGCCTGGGAAGAGTTCTGGATCGACCTCCTGGACCAGTACGAGGAACTCTGTAACCAGGAAGGAAGGCTCTCATGAAGTCCACCTGCAAGGGTTGCGGCGCTTCCATCATGTGGCGCCGGACACCCGCCGGCGCATCGATGCCGCTTGATGAGACCTATACCAAGGCCCCAATCACCGCCACGGGCACCTACGTCCTCACCTCGAACGATGGCTGCATGCCGTTCGACATCGATACCCACGGGCCGAAGGCGTTCCGCTACATGAACCACTGGGCGACGTGTTCAACGCCCAATGCATTCCGGAGCAAACCATGATGACCGACCAGATGACGCTGGCCGAACGGCTGGCGTTCCACAAGAAGGCGTTCGCGCCCGTCAATCGCGACCTGGAGCACGGCATCGCCCACCACATGCAGATCGCTCGCTTCAGCCAGAAGGAGCACATCAAGCGGTACCACGTCCAAGTGGCACGGATCCAGAATCGCTGGCTGCTCTCCAACCGCCGCTGCCTGCGGAACATGGGCCAGGAGCAACCGCGCACCATTCCGAAGCGCAAGCCCTACGTGCCGAAGCGGCCAGGCGAGACTGGATATGCAGAGAAGGCCCAACCACATGCGCTGACACCCCTCGCCGTGGCGGTTGCGGCCCCAGAATATGCGCCCGAACCGCTCGGCGACATCGAAATCCCGAAGGCGCTCTCCCTGGTCATGTTTCATGTTCCCGGCGAGCCTGCCCCAACCCGGTGCAATGCCATCGTGGACTTTGACTCGGTCGTGGTACGACGGGATGGTGAGCAGCTCACCGGTATCACCGTGACCATCAAGCGGGGCAACGATGTGTACCCGGGCATCGAGTACGGGTATGGCGAAGGGCAGTGGTGCTGGTGGCGGGAGTGGTTCTGCCGCAAGCTCGCCCACGATCGCGCGATCGCGCCCACACCCACGCCGCTGATGCTCAAGGAATACGCCCTCGACCTGGTGCGCGGGGCCGTCAATGCCGGCGTCGATCCCGTCGAACGGTTCGCGAATGGCGGTGGCAGCGGTCCGGCCAGGGACGGAAAGCCAGCCTACGGGTATGGAGGTGGGATCCACGACGACCGAGGGAACTTCGTTCGCTTACCACGACGCGGAGAGTTGGTCGTCGAACTCGGAGAGCGCGGAGTCAATCGTATCCAGGGCGTGTTCAAGATCGCAGAGCTGGTCCGGGAAGTCCGCAGCGGTGCCGTGCAACTCGACATGTTCGGCGGTGCGCTGTGAGCCAGGCAGTCGAAACGGCGCGACTGGCGCCCATCCTTCGCTACGCCGGCGGAAAGCACAAGCTCGCGCCGTGGATCATCTCGCACATGCCGGCGCACCGCGCCTACGTCGAGCCATTCTGCGGGTCGTGCGCCGTGCTGCTCGCCAAGCGGCCAGTGAGTCACGAGATGATCAACGACCGAAACGGCGACGTCGTCAATCTCTTCCGTGTGGTGCGGGAGCAGCCGGAGGCACTGTGCGCCGCTATCTCGCTGACACCCTACGCCCGCGACGAGTTCCGGGCATCCCACGAAATCCCTGACGATGCCGATCCAGTTGAGCGGGCACGACTCTTCCTCGTTCGCGTGTGGTTCGCCCATGGCGGAAAACTTGGCACCGCAGCCGGTTGGCGGATGGGGCGCGTAGCCCGCAAGCCCTCGGATAGCATGCCCGCCGCCTGGGACAGGCTACCCGACCGAGTCTGGGAGGTCGTTGGCAGGCTCAAGCAGGTCCACATTGAGAACCGGGACTTCCGCGAGGTGCTCCCCATGTACCTGCGATCAGAGGCATTGATCTACGCGGACCCGCCCTATGTGCGGTCGACGCTTGGCTCCGACCGCCACTACACCGTCGACATGACCGACGCCGACCACCTGGAGCTGCTGGACCTGCTTGACGCCCATCCCGGCCCAGTCCTGCTATCTGGATACTCCTCGCCTCTCTACGACGACCGTCTGGCGCACTGGACGCGCCTCGATGTGCAGGTCAACGCCTACCGGTCGAGCCTTCGCACCGAATCGCTTTGGCTCAACGCCGTGGCCACGAGCGGCCGGCGGCAACTTCGCCTGGAGGGGCATTCATGAGCACCCAGCCACACCAGTACCCCTTCCAGAAACTTGCCCCCCACACCCTACCCTACACCCGGGCACGAGTCACGAACGGCAAGCTGGAAATCCAGTTCGATCGGGACGCGTACGCCCGTGATCTCCAGCTCATGTCAAGCCTCGACCTCCTCGACAAGCTGGAACATCTCCGGCTCCTGGCCGTCGAATACGCCGATCATCCCAGCGATAGCCGCAAGGTGGCAGAGATGAAGATTCGCAAGCTCCTGGCCGAATGCGCGCGGCGCCAGCGCTTGATCGCCACCGGCGACGAGCTCGCGCCGCGCTGGCCCAGCAAACGACCGGACCTCACCGAGCGGATCGCCGCGGTCAAGGCGGCGCTGCCGATCGACCGGCTCGCGGCCGAAGCCTTCGGCGTGATCCTCCAGCGCACCAGCAACAGCCAGAAGGTCAAGGGGCTGTGCCCGATCCATGAGGAAAAGACGCCCAGCTTCTACCTCGACCTGCAGAAGAACTCTTTCCACTGCTTCGGTTGCGGGGCCGGCGGCGACGTCCTCGACCTCGCCGGCATCAAGTGGGAGATGGACCGCACGATCGACCAACTGCAGATGCTCGAACGTTTCGCCGGAATCGAGGCGGCGCGGTGACCAGGGACCTTGGCGATCAACTCGACGGACTCGACGACATCCTGGCCGAGCACGGCGGGGACATCGACGAGCCCACCGTTCCCCGGACCAGCGTCAAGGATGACCCGCGCCACCGGCACCGGATCAACGTCAACGAAAGTGACCTGAAAATGCTGACATCCCGAGCGTGGACCGCCCTCAACTTCTTCAACGACCCGCCGTACCTCTTCGCCAACGGCAACACGCCGGTCCGGATCATCGGCGGCAAACACGATCTGCCGGTGATCTCCGAGGATCTCTCGGTCGATACGATGAGCCGAGAGTCAGCCAATACCGCCTACTGGATGAAGTATCTGGACAAGACGAAGCTCCAGATGGTGCCGCAGTTCCCGCCCGAGCGGGTCATGCGGAACATGCTCGCGGATCCCGAGCCGCCATTGCCGCAACTCAAGCGCATCACCGCCGCGCCGGTGTTCGGTCCCAACGGCGAGCTCGAAACCGCCGACGGCTACCACGCCTCGACCGGCCACTACTTCGCGGCCCGTGGCCTTCAGGTCCGGGAGGTCAACCGCAACCCTTCGACCCACGAAGTCGAGGATGCACTCACCCTCATCCTCGACGAGTTTCTGATCGATTTCCCCTTCGTCGGCCGATCCGAGACCGCCCACTCCCTGAGCCTGATGCTCAACCCGTTCGTCCGCGACATGATCGACGGCCCAACGCCTCTTTACCTGATCGAGTCGCCGACCGCCGGCACCGGCAAGGGGCTTCTGGCCCGGATGTGCATCTACCCGGCTCTGGGCGGCGAGCCAACGATGATGACCCAGGCGGACAACGCCGAGGAAGAGCGCAAGCGCATCACTGGCACCCTGGTTGGACTCCCGGAAGCGATCCTCCTCGACAACATCGCCGAGGGGCTCGACTCCCACAACCTCGCCGCCGCCCTCACTACCCGTGAATGGTCGGACCGCATCCTGGGCCGCTCGGTGACGCGCACGATCCCGGTCCGCAACACCTGGATGGCCACGGGCAACAACCCGAGCAAATCCAGCGAGATCGCGCGCCGCACGATCCGGATCCGGCTGGACGCCAAGACCGAACGCCCCGAGGAACGGCGGGGATTCCGGCACGAGAACATCGAGGCGTGGGCACGAGCGAACCGCGGCGATCTGGTCCACGCGCTGCTGACGATCGTCCAGAGCTGGATCGCCGCCGGCAAGCCGAAGGGCAACCACGCGATCGGGTCCTACGACTCGTGGGCGGCGGTCCATGGCGGGATCCTCCAGCACATCAACGTCAACGGGTTTCTGGAGAACCGCACCGAGGACCGGGCGATCACGGTTTCGGACGACTCCGCCTGGACCGAGTTCGTCGAGCAGTGGTGGGTCCAGTACCACGGGGCGCCGGTGGGGGTCGCGGACCTGTTCAGGATCGCGAACGACATCGAGACCTTCCCCCTCGGCAAGTCACCGACGCCACGCGGCCAGAAGACCGCCTTCGGGATAGCCCTCACCCGCAATCGCAACCGGGTCTTCAACGGCCGCGAGATCGAGTTCGTTCGCTCCGAGCGCAACGTCGCCAAGTACCGCCTGAAGGTCACCGCGTCGGACGAGCCCGACGATATCCCGGACTTCTAGCCATGGCCAGCCACAAGCACCGCAAGCAGCCCGGCACCGGACCACCGACCTGGCGCTGCAAGGAATGCGGAAAGGTCGCCTACGCCACCTGGTCCCATGCGAATTGGGACGCCCGGAACCAGCGCAACCGGTACCGCCGGCGGCGTCGCGAGCGGCCCTACTGGTCCCGAGATTGCCACGCGTTCCATGTCGGTTCGAGAAACCCACGAAAGGCAACACCATGAGCGATACCACGAACGTGCCGTACGACCAGATTGACCAGGAGCTGCTGGATTGCTTCAAGGCGGAAGCGAACGAATGGGCAGCCGACAACGGATATCTCGTGCTCGAT